TGCCACGGCGATCAATGTTGTTAGCCTTTACGATCTTATACACTTGGCGTTGAGTTATTCCTAGCCACAATGCGATTGCCTCAACATCAAGAAAGAACTTGCGGCTTGGGTTGCTCATTGCTAAAGCTACAAGGCGCAGCACTGTCCACGATTGTTTGCATCCAAAGCAACTCACATCGCTCATAAGGTTTTCTGCATCAATGACCACGAACTTATGGCAATCATCGGTAGGGCAGGGAATCCTGCGCGGTTGCTCAACAAATTGCTTCGCTGCTGCCATCCCTTTTGCGTGTTGCTCTTTAACCTCATTGTAAAAGTCTGATGCCCATTCTTGGCCTAGTGTCCATTCAAGGTGGGAAAGATGGAACTGGCAGGCAACCCACACTTCAAGTTCGGTTGTTAATTCCTTCTTGAGCAGCGCGGGCGGTGTCAGCCGTCTAGCGGCGCGAATCTCTGACTCCCAACTATGCAAGATGCCTAACAACTCAATTGCCATTGAATAATCTAAAGCGTTGACATTAACCCCGATTGACCTTTCAGCCGATGCCGCCCCTGACCCCGACCTGCCTGGTGCAATGTGTTCTGCCGCCAGCACCTGCAGGTTAGGGATGTTTGTGAGCCACACAATTATTGCCTGATGGCATCGGCGGCACACGATAGATTCATTGGCTGGGCGCAGGCAGATGTTGCAGTTCAAAATGGCACCTTCTCACTGGTTGTGGATAACTTAACCCGATTCCAATAATCAGGTGCTTGTTCGGCAAATACTGTTAATTCCCTGCAGGTGTGGGTGGCAACGACAACAGGCGCTGCCACACTCATCCGCGTTGCCATCCTTCGAGTTGCCTCAAATGATTGGGCAGTGCGGTGGAGTTCATAGGTGGCGATGCCAGCGGTCAATGCCACGATCTCATCTGCAAGATTGAGTCGGTTCGTATCAAGTTTAATGTCGCACCGACTGGTTGCACTGACCCCTGCCCAAATAAGATTGCCGCAGTTTCGGCAGCTGGTCGGTTTGAAATCTAAGTAACTCATTAGGCGTACCTGTACCCGATCGTGATGGTGTACCTATTTCCGCATATATACATATGCGGAACAGTACGCACACCGATCACGCTCATAACTGCCTGTGTACCTAAAATAAAAAGGTACACAAAAGGTACAGTACGGTACACCTCATTGATCATCTTCGGCCAATGATTCATCTTGAACAAAGCATCCACAAGCACCTAAATCTAGGTTATCAATGAGAAATGGTTGTTCCTCAGCTCGATGCCTTAACACTGTCAATGGCAATGGGCGTTTTACCCCGTCAACAACCTCACTTAAAATAGCCACATCTTTGCCCAAGTAATCACGCATTTCTTGTTCTTTGGCTTCCCAGGTGGCAAATCGCTCAGGCATCACATCAAGTAGTTTTTTGAACTGGCCCTGCCCAGCGCGAACGCATCCACCCCCGCAATTGTTATGAGCAAAGCCAAGTGAATATAACCGTGGCGGTGTCAATCCTTCTTCTTGCGCCCACTTGATCAGGTCATCTTTCTCCCAGTAGGCATCACCATCATTTGAGAGGTAATGCGGTATGGCAAGTGGTGCTACTGCCTTGAATGGTTTGTAGTTGCGCTCAATTGCTGGTAAGCGGTGAGTTTCTGTCCAGTCAATGCCCACATAGACAATATCTGTTTCAGGGTCACAATTGGCATCTAACCAAGCGCGAGCAGGTTTCTGTTTGAGTAAATGCGAACAGTTGGCTAGGCGTGAATTGCCTAAAAAGCGTTTATCCTTGAAAACTTCCCAAATGTCACGGCCTTCATTGATGTAAATATAAGTGCCACCTATGTTGGCAACGGCATCGTCAAGGAATCGGTAAGTATCCTCATCTTCGCCAATGTGAGGTGACTGGGCGTTTCCTTTCACATCAGTAAATAGCAAATAAAGGTTTTCAGTGCCAAATTTTTGAGCAACCATTTTGGCAGCACCCCAAGAACCAATGCCACCTGAAAACATAACAATATGTTTCATCAATGCACCTTCAATTGGGTGATTTCGGCATCTAACAGATTGAAATGGCTCTTGCCTAATTCGGTGATGTAAAGAATAAATGACCTGTCATTGCCACGATTGTCCACCCAGCCACCTGCCACCAAATCCGACAATCGCTCGCCAATGGCATCCTTTGACCCAGTAATGCCTTCGGCCACCAATCGCCGTGAAGCGCCAGGGTGGTTGTGGATAAACTCAGCAACCTCTTTTTGTTTCTTGAACTCTTTGTTGCTCTCTAGCTCATCTTCAAGTAATGGCACACTAATGATGTATTCCATCTGCGCCCTTGTTGAGTCAATAGTGAAGATGGCCGCCTCTTGGGTGCGATCTGATTTGCGCCACATACCTGCAATCTTGCGGATGAACCCAGGGCGATCTTTGGTAACTCTCATTGTGAGCGTTCCAGTTCTACCAGGGGCAAGTGCCTCAAGCGGCTCCACCAGGTACGCAGCGCCATCAATGGTTGCTAACTTTGCCTGCCCGCCGATGGCAAACCGCCCCCGTGTCTCAGCGTTCTTTGTAATGTGATCAATAAGCACAACGGCAGCGCCACTGGCCGTTGCTACTGTTCTTGGAAATATGCGCATCCAGCGCGTGATGGCATCGTTATCTTTAGTTTCCCCACCCCACATTGTCAGGGATTCGGTAACACCATCAATGATGACCAATTCAGCACTGTTTGGCTCAAGGATTGCCTGCCAATAAGGGTCATCACTATCGCGTGGACCGTCAGGGCGAATGTATGAAAAGTATTGCAACAGGTTAGCTCGTGAGACACCTAAGGCTTTTAGTCTGTTCACAATGTCAATGGCATCTGATTCAAAATCAATGTAGATCACCTTTTTGTCAGCCTTGAGACATTCGGCGGTGGCAATTTGTGCAACCCACGATTTGCCTGATTCTGATTCACCATAAATGGAATGAACGCGGCCAGTGTAGATAAGTCCGTGGCCATCTGAGCGCTTCAAGATAGTTGCAATAGGTGCTTGAAATAAGCCATCAAAGTAATCTTTCAGTGGTATTGGCTTCCAACTAGAATGATCATCGCTTAAATCGCCTTGTGTGCCTTGTGATGGCGCTTGTAATGTGTTTGTAGGCATCAGTGAATTGCTTGAATCAAAAGAATTCAGCCCCTGCGCCCCGTAGCCTTGATTTCTTAGATCGTTGGCTGCTGCCTTGAAGTCTCCACCGTGTTTAAGTGTGGCATAAAAGGCAAACTTAGAATAGGAAGTCTCTGATTCAAACTGTGTGCTGGTTGTAAAGACAAAGAACTTATCGTTGCCATTAAAGTTTGTGGTGGCGCTGATGCCTTCGGCCTTGCCTGGTCTGCGCCATACTGTTGCCTCATTCTTGCGATAGACAACTGCCCAGCCAAGAGGCACAAGCAATTCTTCCCAAGTGTTGCGGGCGTTGTAATCATCTCCAGGGGTGAGGATGCCATCGTGCTTCGTTGCCACTTCTTGCTGGATGGATTCAGCTTTAGGCATCTCATCAAACATTGCAAAGATGTTATGCAACGCTGATCTCTGCTGCATTGTGATTGTCGGGATGGTTTCAATTGAGCCACCGATAAGAACCCAGTTGCCACCACTAGGATGAGTGGCACCGCCACTCGGCGCGGTGATTGTAAAGCCACCTTCGCTTCGCGTTTCAGCCCATACATCCACACCGCCATTTTCGCCAGGCTTACGCGCTAACTTAGTGTTACCTGGTAGTTCACCATTGGATACACGATATAGCCAATGAAGCCCGCCTGATGGTGTCAGTTCAACATAACCAGCGTTCAGGCTATCCCACAAATCTGCAAGCCCTGAGTTGTTTGCAATCTCTGCAATCTCAAGGTGCATCTTTTCGGCTACTGCGCGACCTTCAAGTTCAAGCATCTCTAAGTTACCTGATACCTTGCCAGTGATGACACCAATGCCATCTACGCCATCTTTGAACCACATCAACAGTTCATCAGCAATGGGTAGATGCTCTTGAAATCCTTGCCAAGCAAATGCAGGTCGCTTCGAACCATCGTTAGCAGTTGGAACAACTGAGATGCCCTGAGCTAAAAAGCGCAGAGCGATTGGCAAAAGATTACTCATTGTGTTCCCCTTTGCAATTACATTCAATTAAAGTTAGGCAATCAGTACAGATATGATGCGGACCGTCATCGTTTCCACAATTAACGCAGGAATCACTCACCAATCTGCGCCACCATTCGTTCAATAATCCAACTCACAACAGGCACCGCTACCGCGTTGCCCATTTGCTTGTATCGGTTTGAATCTGCCTGTCCATCAGTCCAGTTGTCAGGGAACCCTTGTAGGCGCTCACATTCAACTGGCGTAAGTCTGCGCACCATACTGGCATTAGGTGAGATTGTATGAAAGTTTGAGGTTGATAAAGTAAACGCTGTTTTTGATACCAATGGACCTTTGCCACCACCTGGCTTGCCTTCTCTGTCGCGCATTGCTAAAGGTTCCTCTGCAATGACAACTGCAGGTGCCTGTTGCCTATCTAATGTGTATGCAGGTGCGCCTTCATCACCAATACCAGTTCCGTTTTGGTGCTTTTCTAATTCTCTTGCATCGTCAATTGGATAAACAACTGCCATTCCTGCGCCCCCTGTTCTAAGTGTTGGTGAATTTGTTTCACTTGCTTGTATATCTAAACCTTGAGTGTGGCTAAAAATTAAAACTGTCGCAAATGCCTCACCATTGTTATCCATTGCGTTCAATGTTGGCACTACGCCCCCCGCTATCCACGATTCATAATCGGTAACACTTTGCGCTCGCTTAGCTTTGGTGAAGAACAACATTATCTTCAGGTCTCTTGTATGAAGTAGCAGTAAGTGTTGTTACACCTTCAGTGTATTTTGCAAATCCTGATTGACCATAAACTGCGCCATCAAGTAATAAAGTTTCACTGCCACCACCTAGATCACCGCCACCTGCTCGCAATGTTGCTGAGACTTTTTCATTTTCTGTGTATTCAGCAAAACTTGATGGACTAAATGAAGTCACTGCTGCGCTACTGTCTCCAGCGCTTGTTGCAATTGCGGTGGCAGTGTCTTTTCTCTGCGATTTGCCCTGCGCAAGATACCCTGCGCGGCTTTCGGCGATAGCGAGTATTTCTTCAGGTGATCGCCCTGTGTCTCCAAGACATCCGACAATGAACACTCTACGGCGGCGTTGGGGAACTCCGAAGTGTTGAGCATCAAGAACCCTGTACGCGACCCGATACCCGCGCTCGACCAACGCTTCAAGAACAACGGCCATGTCTGCACCGTTGTTCGAGTTAAGTAAGCCAGGCACATTTTCGAGGATAAAGTTTTGCGCTCTTGTTTCGTCAAGCAATCGGCAGATTTCCCAGAATAATCCTGATCGAGAACCACCCAATCCTGCTCGTTTTCCAGCCACTGATAAATCTTGGCAGGGGAATCCGCCTGTGATAATTCCTGATTGTGGAATAAATCCTGCTGCAATGAGTTGTTCACCTGTGACCCCCGTTATGTCTCCGAATATGGTTGATTGTGGAAAATGCTTCTTCAATACTTCTTGTGCCTTTTTATCTATTTCAACTGATGCAACTACTTTTACACCATTGCGCTCTAGTGCTAAGTCGAAGCCACCAACGCCTGCAAATAAACTAACTGCAGTTCTCATCTCTACCCCCGTTCGCTAATCTTGCGTGGCGTTGCAGGAATCGAACCTGCAGTTGCATCCCCCGATGCAATCCCTCATCTGTGAACCATCACAACGCCGATCTCTTGGGGCAGAAAGGACAAGCACCCCAAGAAGTTTAGTTAGTCGGTTTTGCACCTAACTGCGCAAGCAATGCTTGAACGGCTGGGTCGTTGATGTTGGCGGGGGCTTGTGCCACCGCAACTGGCGCAGGCGCTGCACCTGCGTTGCCAATAAATGCGTTTGCCTTTGCCACTGCATCGGCATCGCCTGTTGCATCTACAAGAATCCACGGCGCAGACTTTCCAGGCTTTGCCGACCCCTGACCAATGCGTGCCAATACCTTTTGGCCGATCTTTGTTTTCAATGCGTTCTTCAAAGCTACATTAAAGAACAACACTGATTCATGGCTGAGGCCAGTATCTAAATCATTGATGCGTACTTCAATTGCATCGGCATCACCGTGAACTGTTGGGATGCCAGTTTTGTATTCAATTGCTTCAAGAATCAATAGGTGGCCGTTAAGGTCGGCAACCTTTACTGATTCTGTGTTACTGCTAGGTGCTGAAAAAGCCATTTGGCTTTCCCCCGTTTCTTTTTGGTTGGGTGTTAGTTTGTTTCTAACTCTGTTGGTGGTGTGAGTTCAGCCAATTCTTTGGCAATGTCGTTGATTGTTTTGGCTGGGATGCCGCAGGCGCAACCATCACGCTCACACATTTGTATCACCATTGCAGGCAACTGATAGATCAGTGCTAAAAGGGCGATAGTAAGGGCAATACATACACATTCTGCTAGGTGTTGCTGGAATCAGCGGCCACATTGCAGGTGTTGTTTCAACATCAATGGTAGATAGCAATGAATAGACTGAATCAAGCCGAGCAAGTGCATCAAGTGCTGCCTGCTCGTCATAATCAAACAATTCAATGTGCATATCCTCAATGGAACCGCCTGTTGGCAAGAAAACAAGGCCAACTTTATTCACAGCCGCACCTTGCTGGGCTTTTCCAAATCCGTAAAGCTGAACCTGAGTAATCTGTTGGCTAGTGGCACCTTCACTGCGTTTGGCTTTAACACCTGCAGGTGATGTGGTTTTCCAGTCCAGCACATAACCCTTTTCAATGTCGTAAAGGTCAACGGTGCCTGCAAGGTTGGCGCGAATCTTTACTTTCTGCTCCACTTCATAACGATCAGGAAATGCTGAGAAGATATTTTCCAAAAAAGAGTGGATGGCGGTTCCGACACTAGCAGCCCAGGAACCGCCACCCGATTCATTTGCCTTATCCCAATCCAGCAACTTATAGGCAAGTCTGCGTACACATTCTTGCCCTACTTCAGATGGACCGATGTAAACCTGTTGGCTTCGCGGTGACCACTTGCTTGCTTCACTGATGATGCCACCTAGTTCAACGGCTAACTGTTGTGCTGGATTGTGTAAAGGCGTAAAAGTCATTTGTTAATTGTCCTCGTTCACAATAGAGAATCTGCGGGATGTGGATACTATCTCAAGAGCCTCTATAACTTGTGCAGGTAGGATTTCACGGGCGCGTTTGGTGTCAAAGCGGCGTGATTCAACAAATGAATAACGAACAACTGGGCGGTTAAGAAACATACCCAGTTGATTATCGCCCAGTGCGCGTTCAATGTGCGCACGAGCTACATCTGCAACTTCTTGCAGTTCCTTGATCTTGGCTACGGCAGATTTATACTGCTCTAGCCAAGCGGCAGTGTTGGCATCAAAGTCCACCACGCCTGTTTCTATTTCTACGCTCATATTGACCCCCATCAATAAAAATTGTTGCGTTTGAAATGTTCCCACGCCCCGCAAGGGCCGCTAGAACCATACTTTCTGCCTATGTAGGCAAGTGCTGCAATCGTTTGGGCAACAGTTGATTTGCTGCGCTTCATCCCAAGATTGCGATAAGTGCCATCCAGTAACTGCCCAACACCTGATGCGGTGCTGTTTGGATTTTTCTTATCTGACCAGGCGCTTTCTTTACTCATAAGAGCATTAAAACACTTGAACTGGTGTGCAGTAAGTAGCTCACGAGCCACTTCTTTTGGATTGACCTGCATTAACGCTGGGCGATCTTTGTAAATCACCAGTTGCGGTATTGCAGGCGGTGCCATTATTGCTTGAACTGCTAGTGAAGTTCCCACGCTAACCA